CGTAAGGATTGTAGACAAGTGAAACCTTTGTAGTTGCATCGAGTGTAGTCTGGATTGCATCTTCAAGCGTAACTACGAACGTAGCTGCGTTTGCCGCTGCCTGATGGGAAGCAATTTTCAACTGCTGACCTGCGCCTGTTCCAGTCTGTGTAACCAAGTATCCGCCCGCAAACTGGTTTACTGAAAGTACAGTTGAACCGTTTGTAACGAGAATCTGGTTAGCACCTGCCGTTGCGGGGTAAGCCGTAGGAACTGTCATAGACAATCCGAGAGCTGTAGTAATCTGGGCAGGTGTTGCTACAACCTTGCCTGCTACGAGGGCTACTGTGCCGTTTGCAACAAGGGCCACTTCGCGTCCGTCAGAAGTTTCAAATTTCTGGCCGATGTATGTCGTGAAGTTTGGGTCATAGAATCCTGTTCCCGATGAAGGCTGAGAACCGTTAGCAGGAGCGGCAGAGTATGCCTGGTTTCCTGTTACTGGTGTAGCCGTACCAGTGTAGTTTCCTGTTGGAGCTGGGTTCACCCAAGGGCTCAATGGAGCTACTGCTGGCTTTTCTGTAATTCGTGACATTATTTATTTAGATTAAGTTAATAATTAGAGAGCGATAAACTTTACACCTGCTGTACACACAGCCGTGTCCGTCGCATTGAAAGCAAAGACAAGCCATGTACTTGCTGGCCACAACTGGTTTCCTGATGCTGCACCTGTTCCGCTTGTTACAGCAGTTGATGATGAAACATAGACCGTAGTTGAAGTCGTGGCGATTGTTACCACAGCAACATTCGTAGCAGTAGAAGTTGAAACTGTCGATGTTCCAAGCGACATTTGCCACAAAGTATTCTGATTTTCAGCCGCAACCCCCGTACAAGCAGCGAATGTATCCGTAATAATTCTGTCGTAAGAGTTATTAAAGATTGCAAATGAACCTGTTGTTGTTGCTACAGTTGCTGTATTTATCGTTTCCTGGGCATCCTGAAGTACAGACTGTGCTGTTCCCGAAGGACTAGCAGAACCTGCCAACGTCTGTGGATGGTGAAGTTCGTAACCAATCATCAAACCGAATGCCAATATAATCACTGCAATGAGATATTTTTTCATATTAGTTGTGGTAGTAAGATATTGGTAACGATGAACTTTCTGAGGCAGATGATGTAATTACCAACTGTCCTTGCGTGTAGGTAAACGACCAGTTACCAGCTTGAGGTGTTGAACCAGTAACCCAAATTTCTGTCTGCGTATTCGTGTGAATGTTCGGGTCAACAATCGTACATGTAGTACCACCTGCACCCCATGTTCCGGTTGTTATCGTTTTCTGCGAGAAAGGAGGAAGTGAATTTGAGATATTTGTAGACATAGTGGTTTTTAATAATTAGTTGATAAAGATTAACTAAAGATTAAATTCCAGTCACGCCCGTGAGCACTCCGTTTCTCCAAGGGTTTGTACAAACAAGCTGACCTCCGAGGATTACGAAACCATTGATTGCTCCCTGGTTGTAAGCTCGAATCCATCCTGTCCACGTAAACGCATTTCCTGGAGCGTAGATTGAATCTTCGTAAACGTTACCCTCAATGACCTTTGCAGAAGGGCTGATTTTTGTTCCCTCGTACCAGTTAAGGCCGTAGAAGTTCAACCATTTCGTGTTAAGTTCGTAGAAGTTTCCTGTTACGATTTTCTTGTCTCGCAATACTTTCATACCATCCCAATAGAGGTCCGCATAACCAGAAGCGTTTGACTGGGTAGAACCCTTCATGTCGCTCTGTGTCATTGTGTTTCTCTGGAAAGGTGTCAAAAGCTGTTCGAAGTATGCCCATGTGGTGTAATCCGTAAGGAGCATATCCGGTCGGATAGGACCGTCTGAAATAGCATTCCAAAGCTGTCGAACTTTCAAAAGAGAGATAGTACCGCCTGAAGCTGTAACTGTCGCGTTCAGACCGTTATATGTCGCTCGTGAAAGACCTCCGTAAGTTGCAAGGTCTGAACCGTTGTCCACGATACCTGCAAGACCCATAGGAGCTTTACCGCCGAATGAGGAACCGTCACCTTGGAAGAAGTTTCCAATGTCATCCGCTGCATCCTGTGCGCGTGATTCCATCATGGTTGTCATGAGGTCAAGAGTCTTCATCTTTGTCTTGTTAACTGAAAGGTCTGAACCTGCAAGAGCGATGTTTGTCGCCACGAATGTCAATTTGTTACTCCTCTTTCGAGGGGAGAAACCGCTTCCTAGAAATAGTTTTTGAATCTATTTGGATTTCTCTCACTATGTTCCCATAATGTTCAGACTATTGCATCACCATTAGGTGTTAACTCGCTTAGTCGTTGTTGGTGCACACATTCTTAATGTAAGGAACATAGTCCTTTTTCATTTTCTTAAGAGTTTCTCGTACTTGATGTCTCCATTCAATTTCCTTATCAGATAATTTATTGAAACCTTGAGAACCCTTTTGAGTATTTAAATATAATCCTTTCTTCCATTCAAATGCCAGAGCTAAATCTACTTGCTCTTTTTTTATGATAACGAAAGGGTGAATTTTTTCTAGAAACTTTAAAGCTGCTTTTGAGCGTATGTCCCAACGATATATATAACTTTCGTTTCTATCTTCTCGTCTAACATGTCCTCCGAAATGATGCTGTAGCCAATTCATTATTCTTCCGTCTTTTTGGCTAATAATAACTCTAAGCATAAATGAGGGGCTTTTACTTGCCTTTGATGTAGAAGCCAAGTAGATATCTACTGAACCTTCTCCGTCAAATATGCCCGCTGCATAACTTTGTGTTTCTATTTTCATTCTTATATTATACCCACACTAAGAATGTTGTCAATGTGCTTCCAAGGCGTTGTCCACTTATTTCAGTTGGGAGTTTCGCCGTATATCAGAGTTAATTTTACTACCCCACATTTTCCGCTACTTCAATCATTGAGTAGTACGGAGAAACGATACGTTTAGGGTAAAATACCATGTTAACAGAAACTGGCTGGTAATTGATTGGAAGAAGGTCAAAGCCGTTGAAAGCTACTGACGCAACTCCTTTCTGATACTTCATAGGATGTAGCATTTGGCTACCATCCCATTTCTTTGTTTTCTTCAACACTTCTCCGAAGAAAAGGTTGTCATGCAATACCTGGTCAACCCCAATTCTGTTACTTTAGTGACCATTTCTGGCGGGAGCGATTCTTCGAAAGCTCCTCACTACATTCCTGTAATGTTCAGACTATTACATCCCTTTCGGGTCGATTCGTTTAGTCGTTGTAGCCCCTTTCGGTTGCTAGGCGTTGTCCACTCATTTCTGGTTGGGAGTTTCGCCGTATATTAGATTCGATTTTACCTGCTCTGGTTGAATTAGATTAGCGCTTTCTGGAATTGCATGAGCGACACAGTGGTTGAATATTGGCTATATCATTACTGCCGCCATTCTTAATAGATACAATATGGTCTTTGGTTAATTTAATTTCTGGTTCCTTTCTTTTGCATATTTGACATTGATTATCAAAAGCAAGCTTTAAATATTCCCATTGACTATTAGAATGATAACCTCCGTTAACTTTTAACCTATTATTTCTTGTCTGGTTATGTCTGCGGTTTAATTCTCCCGATTCGTAAGTCGGAGGAATATAATCTGGATTTTTAGATTGAAAGAAAGTAATCATAGACACTCTCAATTTATCCTTAACTTCAGAAGAAGTCTTTTTTCCAAGATTAGCCATTCTAATTTTTTGAATAGTTTCTTCAGAGTAAATACCCGTTTTACCTTTATTCCAGGGTATTCTACCTTTCATAGCTTTACTCATATTCAGTTTAGCCTTTTCACTTCTAGGCTTTCTCATTTTAGCTAAAGTTTCAGGACTGTGTTTGTGACCCTTAAGACCCTCTGATATATGGTCTTTTTGTTCCTGGGTTCTTTTCTTCCCTTTTAACTTATTAGCTATCTGAATATATTTTTCCTTGCTATGGTTTGAATTTGCCATTCACCTATTATACCTTTTTGTAAAGAACAATGCAATTTCTCGCTTCTACCTAATTTGTTTTATTTTAAAGCAGGGGCCAAATATTGGTTCGTTGTCGTTGTAATTGATACGCCTGGAGGCATAATTTTGTAATGTTAACTAATAATTTAGAGTTTATAATCCGTCTTCCACCCGTCGAATCCTCTAGTAATCTTGGGTGTATCTCCTGGTGCCGCTGATGAGCGTTGCATGGAGCGTGATGCAATTTCCTGTCTACGAGAGTTGTCGGGTTTTTCTTCCTTCAGAGACTTTTGGTATTGCTTGAATGTAGCATCGAAGTCTGCATAAGCAATGATGTCTCCGTTCTCGTCTTTCGGCGATATTTCCTGAACTGCTTCGAGCAATTCCCTGCGCGCCTTTCGTGCTTTTGGAGAGTCTGATGTCAAATCTACGTTGTATTGGTCTTCGAGAGTTTCCAATTCAGTGTCAATCTGGTTCTCATATTTCTTCTGCTCTTCGGCGGCCGCAGCCTGTTTTGCCTCAAGTCTTTCAATAGCCCTCATTTCAGCCCTTTCTTCGGACTCACGAAGTACTTTTGACATTCTCAAGGCATTTTCCTTTCCTACGTCTGAATTATCGAACATTTTAGCGATGTCGGGATTGACTTCTCCCGCGTTGTCCTTCGCGAACTTATCCATTTCAGATAGCGTACTCAATCGAGTGCTGAGTGCGATGTTGCTCTCCCGCTCGGCCTGTAGTTTCTGTTCGAGTCTTCGGTGTCTGCGGTCTTTGATTGATTCCGGCACTTCTTCAGGGTCGATATCATCCGCTTTTGGCTTAATCGCCTCTGGCTTCTTTTCGTCAAATATATCCGCTGACTCCTTGTCCTCACTTGGTAATTTATCGAAGAACTCATCCACTGTTGATTGGTTTTCCATGTTTTTGCCCTTGTGCAGGGAACTTAATTATTAATTCAGGTATGTTTTAGGGAGACCACCTTATAGAACTCCATTCTTAGTAATTTCGTGTATCTTTCTCTAATGTCTTGCGGGAACAATTGCATCCTTTCTTTCCGCAATTCTTGCAAGGCTTTGATGCGATGATTGCCCTTGTCTTTGCCTTAGGGCTTATGTATCTTTCGTTCTTCATGAATCCCTTAATTGAATCCTTATATCCCTGATGTTCTGCTGATAGTGTTTTCATTAGATTGATTTATCTGTTTTAAGTCTTTTGTTGATAAGTGCCTTCGAACGAGACTTTGGATTGTAAACTACTCCACCGTCTACTTTATTTGCCTGTAACCCCTTTGTAAGCTGTCCAAGTAAAGACTTTTCTTTTGGACCTGTTTCTTCTCTTCGATTTAATCGTGGATTCATATTATTTTGATTTATTCTTTAATGCTTTCGTCTTTGCCTCGTGTTTCTTCTCCATTTCCCGACCTTTTGCTGTTTCCTTGTTACCTCTCATGGCGCCGATAGAATTCATGGTCCCATAAATTGCATGGTCGTTGTTTCCGTATTCTTTCTTCAACTCTCGTTCTAAAAATTTTGGCATATATTTATCTTGAATATGGGTCATTCATTCTCTTCTGCAAATCAGAAGCCATTTTTGAAATACCGCTTCCGATGTTCGTCTTCACGACCTTTGGCTTCTTTACCATAGCAATCTTGCTCTTAATAGCGCTCATCTTGCTTGCGCGTTCGTGAGGATATGTATTTTCAGGGTCGTTTCGTGGATTTGGTGATGACATGTTATTTTTTATTAGTTGTTTTAGGTTTGTTTGCTTCTGATTTCTTCTGAGCCTCAAGTTTCGCCTTATGACTTTCTTCTGCTTGCTTCAACTTCTGTTCATGCGTCTGTTGTTTAATCTGCATATCCTGTTGCGCTTGCTGGCCTTTTACTTGCATCTGCTGTTGCGCCGCCTGACCTTGTAACTGCTGATTCTGCTGTTCTCCCTGCGCTTGTGATTGCATCTGTTGCTGTTGAGCCTGCTGTTCCTGTTGCATCATCTGCTGTTGCATTTGCTGTACCTTTGCCGCGACTTCCGGAAAGTTCAACTGCATATATGTCTCGGGGCTTGTAAGCCACAAGACAGTCTGTTCGGCGGTATCCTGAGGGTCTGGGAAATGAACACGAGTTAGGAGTGTTTTAGGGTCGAGAGCCTTTGCCTCAAATAGCGACATTGCCTGATTCATTTCTGAAATCTCATCTCGTGGCTTCATTGAGTCTGGTGAAACTGTAACAACGAGTCCCTTGTTCATCTGGGCAGAAGAGAGCTGACTGTACTGAACTGCCTGCATCTGTCCCATAATCTTAGCCTCATGAGGAACATCGTAGTAAACGTAATAAAATTGGACATGCTGATTGAAAATGGCCTTAGCCACTCGTTCAAGGGCATCGCCCACACCGCCGCCGATTCGTGAGCCGTCATGCTGTTCGTTGGCAATAATACCTGTAGCAAGCTCGTTCTTGTCTGGTGGGGAAGCGGTAAGTCCTTCCGTTCCAAATGACATACGTAGAGCCGTCTTCTGGTTCTCCAGGTCATCAAAGTATGAAGAGTCAACTCCTGGCATCTCAAGTACTTGCATAGATTCTTCAATCGGACCTCCTTGTGGAACGAGGAGACCATTTCCAGATGCAAGGCCGCGCATAAACTGCTTACCTGTCTCCTGATTGAAATTGTTCTCAGATAGGGCTACTGAGTTGTTTCGCGCAGAAAGATTGAAATCAATCTGTGCGGTTCTTTTAGAAACTCGTACTTGGTTAGGTATGTTCTGTTCAACAAGTCCAGTAACGTCATGTGCACCCTCACCGAAGGAGAATACGCTCATAAACGTGTAAGGCTTCTTTGGACGGCCAAAATGATTGTTTCCTTTCTCTGTTTCCTCTGACTCATTACCGTCAATGTCGGTAGATTTTACTTTCTTGTCATAGTTGTAGTTGGGGTTCTTACTCTTATCCAAAATCTTTTCTTTAAAAGAGGTAAACGTGAATTTATCGCTCCACCATTCAGTACGGATTACTTCCGTGCCGAGTTTGTTGTCTACCATGATGCGAATGTAGTCCTCATGCTTAGGAAAGAGGTCAATCAATTCCTGCGCCGTTGATTTGATTCTCTCTCCGAGCGTTCCTGTGTAAGCACCATAAACATCAACATACCCATTGCGGTCAAATATAAAGTTCTTAACGTCTCTAACATCGTCGGTAATGTCCTGTATTTCGGTGTCCCAACCGTGCTTAATGACCGCACTGAAGTCCATGAGCCATTTACGCACCATAAGGTTAAGGTTTGCACGCATGCCGAGAATTTCAGCATGATACTGAAGCATGGTTTTAACCTGAGTAGAGAGAGCGTCTCCCTCTGGAGTATCGTCAGAGAACACAACTGGCTCTGGGTTCTTGGCTAGAGAAGCAGGTACAAACGTTTCTACGGCCTCAAATATAATGTTATCTGATATAGACTGTCCATTCATTGCCTCTGGACTTCCTCCTTTCTGTTTACCGAGATAGTAGGTTAAGTTAGCCTGTTGGCGCAGTTTAATCTTTGCTTCATCTCCTGCGTATTCTTTTTCTATCTTGTCCTTTAATCGAAGTAACTCTTCGTCCGATAGAGATAGTTCTAATTCGTCCTTGAACTGTCCAAATACACCTTCAGGAGCAGGAAGACCACCGAGAATCTTGTTCATCGTACTTCCTACTAACTGCTGTACTCCCGTAATATTTTGCTGAATTGGGTCCATTATAATTTTCTTTTAATGTATTTAGCCTGACAAGCACAATGGGGATGAAGTGGAGGAATCTTCGCACTTCCACCCGCATTAGCTATTGATTGATTTAATTTGCACGCCTTACATTCACCGGATTTGCTCTTTCCTGATTTAATCTTTATTGCGTTTGATTGTGCGAGTGATGTGGGATTTGCCATTTTAAAACAAAAAAAGACCTCCGAACTGAATCGGTGGGTCGCCCTAATCGGGTTAGACTGTCGTTATTGTTGTAATAATATACCTACGTTAAAAACCTGTCAACTCTACAATGGAAAGAATTGCTTTTTGCTTATTCCTTTAATCTCCCCGTCTCCATTGAACTCAAGTGTTACGCTTCCGTGGGTTATATCAAACACCCTTTCTTTTTCCATCAAATCGAATAAGGCAAAATGCTTCTGAAACTTGAGGAACATTTTAGCTTCATGCTCTGTTAGGTATATCGGAATTGTCTGTAGTTCTACTATCATTAGATTACGTTGTCCCAATTATTCGCCATGTTAAAACTATTGTCAAATACCCTGCCTGTTTCCATTTCCTCGAATATACCAGCTTCCATAACGGTCGCCATATTGGTTGAGTACTTATCCAAACCAACAAGGCAATAGCAAAGTGAGTGAACAAAATGGTCGGGACCGTTTCTTTCCCATACAAACTCAATTACTCCCAGTCCATTCTCTTTTTTAGTCCTGAATATATTATTGAAATGTCCAGCGAAATCACTCCATTCTACATTTGAACCGTTGAGAGCAATACGGCCAGTTTCTCTCAACTGCTCCACAGTCAACTGAATCATACGATTACGGTCAACTACGACAGTTCCAAACTCGTCACCCGTTCCCCATTTAATCATTTGCTTGCCCGATTTATCTCTACGGTACCAGCAGAGGAACACTCGCCCTGGATATTTAGCCTGTAGCTTTCGTATGCCAATCAAATCACCCCCTTGGTCGGCTACCACGATTGACTTAGGCCAGCGCTTTAGAAAGCCTTCTATCGTGTCGTAGGGGTCATGGAATTCACTCGGTGCCTTACATTTACCATAGAAGAATATTCCTTGTTTGTTTCCTATCGTGTAGTGAATTGGAAGTCCCGTATCTACGCCGATTACAATTTTATCCTCTTGGTCGTTTACTCTATCAGTACAGTTCTTTAAGACTGTTTGGGAGTCAATCTTGTTCTCTGAACCAACATATGGAAGACCTAATACGTAGTTATAGAAATACTGCTGGTCCTTAGTCTCAAAGTCGTTTAGTATTTTTTCGGCGCTTATCCACGCACACATTAGTTGGCTTATATGGTATCCAGAGAATATCCCTTGTGCTGTGCTTACCCACTTGCCATGTTTCCGAGAAGTATCCGTCAGTTGTTTCAAACACAAACTGCATTGATAAGTCCTTGTCTCCTTGTTTATGTTTTCTGGCCATTTTAGTTGTTGTTCTTTGTTACAATGAGGGCACGTAATAAACCATTCTTTCTTGTCACTCTGTTCCCAATAGATATCCACTCCATATCCTGCGAGACTTGGGTGAGAGAAGTACCAGCGTCTTCCTCCTGCCTTAGCCTGAAGGCGTGTTTCATACTGCTGAATGACACTGGCATCAGAGGCATCTACCTCATCGTGTACGTTAAGGTCTGATGAAACCATCATAGCAGCCTTGTTGGTGAAAGTACCTCGATAGTAGATGATGTTCTTACCCACGGACTTCTGTTCTACCGTGTCGTGTTCAGATACAAGTTTTCCAAGAGAGTCGGGATTCTGGGCGATGATACGGTTAATCTTTCCTCCCGCCATATCGTGAACGTCTGACTGGGTTGGGAGAGTGTAAATTATATCCCAGCCCATTCTATAAGCAGCGTAGAATGTCTTAATGATTTCAGATACAGTTGCTCCCACCTGCGGCGCTTTTAAGATTACCTGTAATGGAGACAAATCATCAATGATATCAACCATAAACTTATGGTTGTCAAACTCCATCGGAATTCCTGCCTCGTTCTTAATCTTCTTCAGACGCACCCATTGACTCGGGGTCAATTCCAATTCCGCTGCTTGGAGTAGTTGTATTGCTCTTGATTCTATCGACAAGGATTTTTTTAGCTTCAGCTAGTTCTTCTTTTGTAAAACCTTCAGAGTTATCGACTTTAACTTCTGACTTAGATTCGGGATTGCCCTCGGCCATTTTCCACACAATTTCCTTAGATAGTCCATCGAGAAACTCCTCACGTTCCTCATCATTCATTGAATATATCTTGTTCTTTACCCATGTTTTAAGAGATATTGCTCCTTTTGGTTTACCTGAAGGATTACCACTTTGTCCCTTCTTAAAGAGCCAAGGTCTGCTATTTGACTGTAAACCTGATTTGTCTTCCATTTTTAGTTAATTTTATTCCACACAAGAAAGCTAGATAGTATTTCATGTCTCTCTTCTTTTCTCTCTTGGATTTCCTTTTCATTTATTGACAACTTAATGGTACATCGCTTGCTGGAGCGTTATAGTATTGGTCACAATTGATTGCCATGGGCGGCACTGACTGGAAATACAGGTTAATAACCACATATCCCAAAAATGTTGCTACGACTATTCCTAGTAATATAGCTATTGTTTTCATAGCTTTAATACTACCTTATCTACCTTGGAAAGTCCATCCCTTATGGGGATAAGTCCCTTGACAAACTGTTTATTGCACTTATTGCACATTTTTGATTTTGAGGTGATAGTCCCAAGTTGTGGTAATCCGTAATACTGGCGTTTTATGACGTTTTTAGCCCCTTTTAATCTATGGCATGTCTCGCAAACGGAAAAGTACTTTTGTAGGAATACGCTGCCGTAGTAGTACTTCATTATCATTATCTTTATGCGTGTTGGAGAATAGAGTTTCATGTTAAACAGTTAATACTTTCGTAGTCAATTGCTGTGCTGAAACGCTTATAGCTGTCTTGGTTGAGTTAATAAGTACTGCCGTAGAGTCAATAACTTCTGGGCCAAATGTAAATGTCTTTCCTTTCTTAATTCCCATGTTATCCGCGATTATTCCCGTAGGGTAAGACATAGCATTGGCTAATATCTTTCCTCCAATGGTGTCCGGAAGGCTATCTATTGCTTTAATTAGGGTTACTCCACCTCCTGACACTATTCCGCTTTCCATAGCCTGAAACGATGAATTACGGGCGTCGAGGGCTTTTCCTCTAAGGTGTGATAGTTGAGATTCACTGTCAGCGCCGAGTTTCAAGATTGCCGTCTTTGTTTTCAAGCGCGAGGCGCGGATTTTAGCATCATCTGTGTTCTTATCGAGAATTGCCTGAATGTGTTCAGAAACATCTCTAGTTCCCAATACGATAGTTTCTGTCTGACTGGTAACAAGTTTATCACATCTTCCAAGGTATTCAAAGCGGAAATTCTTCAGGGTTGTTCCTTGTGCTGGGTCGATAATGGTTGCCCCTGAAATCTTAGCAAAGTCCTCAAATATCCAGTCTTTCCATAGGATAGGAGCCTTGATGACCAGAGTCTTGAACATTACCGTCTTACCCTCAATCTGAGATTCCTGCATTGCGAGATATGCCAATGCCTGACTAACAGATAATTCAATCTCATCGCAGAATATGACGAGTTCAAAACTGTCGCCGCGAACCAAGGACTTAATCAATGGGTCTAATTGCGACATTGATGATATTTTCTGCTTTGAGATGAGAATATGGGGATTTTTGAGTTCACACTTTCGTCCTTTGTCGGTGTTAGCCATGTACGGGTACATCATCTTACAGTTCAACAGCTTAACTCCTTCCGTAATTTCATATGAGGTTTCTGGTATGCCCGAGTTATCAAGCTCAATAATTCCGTCTGAACCTATTTTTTGATAAATCTCTTGGAATATTGCGCCGAGTTTTTTATCCTCTGAAGCGATAGAGGCTATTTTACCAACTTCGTCCACTGTAATTCCTTTGCTCTGTTCAAGGATTGCGGCTTCAATGAGGGGAATTGCTTCCTCCATAGAACGCTTGATATCCATCGGGTTTTCCTTTGATTTGTATCCCTCAATGATTGTAGCGGCATAGAGAATTGCCCCTGTTTTGCGTCCGTCACCACCTTTCTGGTCGCAGATTTCAGCTACTTCTTTTACGCTATCAAAGCCAATCTGTTCATACGGGTCAGCAAGTCTAATGACTTCGAGTATCTTCTTCCCATCGTTAGTTGATTCGTATCCTGGTCGAATATTACGTTTAATTGTTACATTGCTTCCTGCAGGACCGTATGACCCTTTAAGTAATTCAAGAGCCTTTTCAACTCCTGCTACAAACTTAGATTGCGCTTCACGTCCTAAAAGGAAGTTATCCTTTGGTAAATCAAGAGGAAAGAGTTGTTTAATAAAGTCTTCTCTTGTCTGAACTACTGCTGGTTGTGGTTGCATTGGTTGTGTATTTTTCATTTTATTAAATCTTTAGATATTTCATCCATTATTTTTGACAATTCTTGCAAAGAAACATTTTCATTATTTGAAACCGAAATTGCATAATCTAAAACCATTCCCTTTGTTATATCTAATTCTGATTGATGTGGTATATTCATATTATTTTTCTATTAATCTTCTAAATAAATTTCCTATAAACTCAAAAATTGAATGCCACGCTATCATCATTAAAAACAATATAAATCCAATAAGGAAACATAAACCTATTCCTAGAAAAATTGCGAATAAACCAAATAAAATTTCTAAAAATATGTTCATATTAAGTGGGGATATTCTGAATAAAATCTTTTATTTCTTGGCTGTAGGCTCTGTTTAACGTGATAACTCATATACCTTCGGTTGCTACCATTCTGCTTAAACTGGACTCTTTTGTGACAATGACTGCATCGCTCGACTACACATGACTCATATACCTTTACTATCTCGAAATCATGAAGCCATTTACCTCCCGTGCAGAGGCTGTTGAGATAGTAGGGATGTTGGTAGTAATTACTTTTCATTTTTCATATCATCAATTACATCGACTAAAATCTCCATTAATTCCTTTTTAAGGATAACCGCTTTCCAATCTCCATTTTTTACCTTGTAACCAACTCCAAAAACTTCATTATTTTCGACAATATATAATCCCTCTAAACTTTCAATTACTTTAATCATATTAGGACAAAATCTCAAAAACAAACTCGTCTACGTCTAGAATATGATAGACATAAACTCCTGGTTCCATTTCAGTTCTGTCCATACCATCATTATTGAATATAATTCTATCGCCGACCTTGCAATGTGCTTCTGGACCAACTGCAATGACTTTACCAATATGAGTAATGTCTTCTTGGCCCAAGATACCTGATTTTTCAGGTACAACTTTGATACGTCTGCCACGACATCCAATATTTCCATAAGTTGGTGATTTCATTCCCTCATCAATCATGTTACCGAAAACCTCTCTCAGACTTGGTAATTCTTTTTTTTGTTTTTTTTTCATATTAATTTTCGTTTAATGGTTCGTCCAAATCGACCTCTGGCTGATTGTCGATAATGGTTGCTGGCCTATAAACTTTCTTTGCGAGAGGCGCAATTTTTACTCCCACGTTATTCTTTTCCTTAACGTATAAGTTGAGAACGGCTTCAATGCTTTCAACATTCCAGCCGCTGATTATCCAAAGGTTCTTAATGCGCGAAATCATAAAAATATGAGATTGTTATGTAAATATAGTACTACATATAGGTATTTCAAGCAAATATTAGTTGTGGATAACTCGGGTTGCACTCAATCCCAGTACTGGTATGATATATGCAGGGATTAGACAATAAAAAAATATGAAATATATACATGGTAGCAATCAGTTCAAGAAGACAGTTAAAGTTTCAGTCAAATCAGAAGTTAAACGTGTTATGAAAGAAGTAGGAAAGGTAATTGCGGGTTTGAGTTTCATCGCAGGTTCGATAATGGGTATCTATGGAATGGGCAGTGCGGCAACTTCAGCACAAATGGTTTACGCAGACGTTCCAGTTCCTACTGCGACAATGCCAGATATTCCCGTTCTTGACCGAATAGGAGATTGCGAGAGTGGTCAGAGAAACAAAGAAGGTAAACCTATCTCAGGAACTGCCACTCAGTTTGCAAAAGACGGTCAGGTGATTCTAAATGCAAATGCGAACCACACGGTTGATATTGGAAAATATATGATAAATAATAACGTGTGGGGGGAGACAGCAACTAAAATGGGTGATGACTTGATGACTGAACAAGGTAACACAAATTTCGCAATCTGGCTTTTTACTAACGAAGGAGATTCCGCTTGGTCGGATTCAGCTTCATGTTGGAATAAATAATTAAAAAACGTATGAACATACAAGACTACAAATCAGACAGCAATAGTAACTTACCAGTTGATATGCAATGGATTGATGAACTTGATAGAGTGGGTGAATTAGATGAAGTGGAAGCTAGAGCTGAAATGTGCGATAACACTAATCATTCTTTTGAGGGTGAGTATTGCAATAACTGTGGTAAACATAAATAACATGTCATACATACAACATAGAAATATAGAACGTAATGTGAGGGTGATGAATAAGATAGGACTTTTAGTTGTTTTTGCCGGATTTT